GTACGGACAGAAAAATAAAATGACAGTAATTCATCTTGAAGGAAGTGCAGTAGAAAGACGGATGTATGGGATGTTACAAACAAAGGTTGTTTCCCATAGTCAGTTAGTAGAATTATATAAAAACGAGTTGGGTATTTAATTAGAAAAGAGGAAAAAATGAGCAAGAAAGAAGCTACGGCAGAAGAGTTATCTGAACAAATCAGATTATGTAATACAGCTATTAGAAACATCAAAGCTGATTGTGATAAAAAAGTAAATCTTATTACTGAAAAGAAAAGAGCCTTAGACGAACAAGCGTTGGCACTTTGTAAAAAGATAGGTTGTAGTTCTATCAAGACAAAAAGTGGCACAATCGTGAGGTCTATAAAACAAAGGCATATTGTGAATGACAAACACAGTTTTAATAAGTTTGTTTTAGAAACTGGAGAAATAGGTTTGTTACAAACTAGAGTTCACGAAAGTAATATAAAAACTTTTCTTGAAGAGAACCCTGATAAGTTTCCACCAGGTGTGGATATTCTGAAAGAGTTTGTAGTTGTGGTTAGGAAGCCTTCGTGAAAATAGTAACATCTGTTTCTTCTAAGCCTAACAGAATATCTATTAAAGGCGGTGTATTTACAATCTTCAAAAGTGGGGAAGAAAAATACACTAAAGAAAAAAAACTAAACATAGTATTTGTGGAACGAGCTACACAACCCAGTAGGATTTATTATGATATGCCTTATGATGAAAAAGTTAGAGCTTTACCACGTTGTTGGTCAAGTAATGGTAGAACTCCTGATAGGAATGTTCATAAACCTATTTCAAATGTTTGTATGAATTGTGAACAAAACATTATGGGTAGTGGTAAGGGTAATTCTAAGGCTTGTAAATACAATTGGAGAACAGCAGTTGTATTAGAAGGCGGTCTTTCAAAAGATATATTTAAGCTAACTCTTCCAAGCACATCCATATTTGGTAGAGGAGACCTAGGTAAAAAACCTTTTAAGGCATACATGAATTTTTTGTTAGAGGGCAATTTGCCAATTAACAAGTTAGTAACTCAGATAGAGTTTGATTTAGATTTTCCTGTACCAAAACTTCATTTCAAACCTATTCGTGCTTTGACAGACGAAGAATATTTTTTAGTGAATAAAAGAAGGACAGAACCAGAAGTAACGAATTGTATAACACTTAATTACGAAGAAATGAGAAAGGAGGACTTAGACAAAAAGGAGCAGTACGAAAAAGTAGCCCGATTTGCGGGTATAAATTAACCAATGAGGATTAAAATGAGTAAATGGAACAGTAATACGGAGTTAGTTATCGGTAGCGACACGTCCGATTTCAGCGTCTTAGCTGAACAGCTAGGTATGACTCCGCCAAGTGTCAAACAGAAAAATACTTTAGCCCGTTTAAAGATTGACCATCAGGGTATAAAAGGCGAAGCAGAAGTTAAAGGCAAGAAGAAACAAATTTTTCTTGTTGATGCGGGGTCTTTTGTTCTTGAAGATTCAGAGGGCGACAAAGTATATTCTGAACAGCCTACGATAAAGTTGTTTCTCCAAAAGTTTATGTACCAGAAGTATTTGTCTGATGACAATAAGTACATTAAAACTGTAATGTGCAACGAGGGTTCTTTGAATAGCGAGTTACCTGATACAGAGGGTGGATTTAATTGTGGTAGAAAAGGCGGCTATATAAAAGATTTTGATAGTTTGCCTCAAGACGCTAAAGACTTATTACGAAATATAAAAAGAGTAAGGGTTTTGTTTGGCGAAATTACCATGAATGATGCACTCGATTTTGAAGGTACAGATGTATCTGATAAATACAAAGAGCCTATTCCTTTCATTTGGGATATTCACAACAAAGAGGCTTACACAGCATCAGGGGAAATTATGAAAGCCCTCTACGAAAACAAAGAACTTCCTTTCAACCGCACGTTTGATTTAGATGTTGAAGAAAGAACTTTAGCCACGGGAGGTAAATTCTACATTCCTACTTTTGAAATGGGTAGCAAAAAAATACCATTCGAGGGTAAGGACGACCCTGTAAACAACTTGCTCAAAGACTTTGCGGACTTTGTGAATGTTAATAACAATTATGTTTTAAAAGAACATGAAGCAAACAAAGGAACTAAACTTCCTGAAACTGCTGATGTTATTGATATAGCAGAAAGCAAACCTGTTAAGAAATTAAACAAGAAGAAAGAAGCAGTAGCCGAACTTGAAAACAAGGACGAAAATGTTTCTGATTTAATTTCTACTTGGGGTAAAAAAGAGTCTTCGACAGTAGATGATGGAGATTAAGAGATGCAAAAAGAACCTAGAACTAGAGCGTATGGTACTAGGACTATTGAGAGATTAAGAGATTCTGCTCAAGATACCGATTCTTTGCAATTCGCTGCAGCTTGTATTGATGCAAGATTAAATACAGGTTTACTAGCAAAGTATTTTAAAGTTAGCAGAATGACAATTTTCAATTGGTTCAACGGTAAAAATATAAATGAAAAAAGACTCGACAGAGTAGTTGCTTTTACAGAGATTATTCTTGACGATATGGAAAAAGGGAAGTTGCCGTTGGGAACAAAAAAGGAAATGGTTGCTTATTTTCGCTCTCTTAATATATAATGGGAGTTGCTCAACGCAGCTCCTTTTTTCTAAACTTGAGGGCGGCTAGTCCGCCCTATTTTTTTGGATAAAATAATGGAGCAAAAAGAATTTTTAGAGAAGGTCTTACCTTCTTCGGAGCTTGGAGAATACTGTTTAGCTTCGATAGATAAAAGTGGGCAAGTAGCACATAAGTTTAGTAAAGATTTATCTGAGTTACTTGTATGGGCTAATAAACAAAACATAAATGGTAGTAATTCTTATTTTTCACAAAGTGTGTTTAAAGATGGTAGACGCACCGCAGAAAACAGTACGCACTTAAAAAGTTTGTTTTTAGATATTGATTGTGATGGTAGAGAATACACAAGCAATAAAGAAGCAATACAAGACCTTATAAGATTTTCACAGGAGTTAAATTTAGACCAACCTACAATCATTCAATCAGGTGGTGGTTTTCATTGTTACTGGGCTACTGATACAAATATACCTAAAGAAGATTGGTTAGAAGTAGCTAAAAAATTTAAGACGTTATGCAAACATCATAATTTCAAAATAGATTTAGCTGTACCTAGCGACCCGACACGACTTCTCAGACTGCCATTTACACGCAACTTTAAAAGAAAAAGACTTTGCGATATAGAAGCAATTGGAGAAGTTGTTAGTTGGGAGCAACTCAGAGAAAAAGTGTTTACCGCTTATCAAAGAGATATTTCAAAAGAAAAAACAGCGTTGGCACATTCTTCTATTGATAAACCATTTGATTCAGATAATTATAACTTTGAATATAGTTGGAGGCGTATAGCTGAAAAGACAATGCAAGGTAAAGGATGCGGTCAACTAAAATGGATAGTAACGGAACAAAAGAAAATTGGAGAAAGAGTTTGGTTTGCGGGTTTGTCAATTGCAAATCTTTGCGTAGAGGAAAACGCAATACATGAAATGTCCAGATTACATCCTGAGTACGACCATGAAAAAACAGAACTAAAAGCTAGGAGAATACAAAAACCTCATACTTGTGCTACGTTTGAAGAAATATCTCATGATTCAAACATTTGTTTGAAGTGCCCAAATCGGGGGAAAGTCAAGACCCCTCTTCACTTGGGTCGGATAACCAAGGAGAATACTCAGGTACAGAATCTCTCGAAAGATATAATACAAGAGAAAAAGAAAGTACTAAAAACCATTGCCTCTGAGACAGAGCACGAGTACCCTGATGATTTAATGCCTTTTAGTAGGGGAGCAAATGGTGGTGTGTTATATAGTCCGCCGCCTGTGTTCGATAAGAAGTCAGGGCAAATGGTTCAAGAAGACCCAGTAGAAATTTACGAAAACGATTTCTATATTGTGAAAAGAATTACAGACCCGATAGATGGCGACAGCGTAATAGCAAGAGTTCATTTTGAACATGATGGCGTAAAAGATTTTCCTATTCCTATGAAATGTCTTGGGTCTAGCGAAAAATTTGGGGAAGTAGTAAGAAGTAGCGGCGTCATGCCGTATAAACATTTAATGGAGAGACTTATGCAATATGTAACAAAATGGGTAAAACACCTACAATCTCAACAAAAAGCAGACACATCTCATGCAAACATGGGGTGGACTAATGACTTGGAAGGTTTTGTTTTAGGTTATAAAGAGTACAGAAAAGACGGTGGTTATGACGTTGCTCCAAATAAGGCAATTACAGAAGTTGCTCCTACTTGCCGTACTGGTGGACAATTTGAAAAATGGAGAGAATGTTTTGAAAAACTAGATGCAGAAGGTTTAGAGTATCAAACATTTCTTGCGGGAGCTTCTTTTGGAACACCTTTATTAAAATATACAAATGTCAATGGGGCAATTCTTAATTTATATAGTAGAAAACCAGGAAGTGGTAAGACACTAAGCGGTTATTTTGCTTTGAGTGTTTGGGGTTGTCCATCAGAGATGATGTTAGCTAAACACACCATCAATGCAAAATTTGAAAGACTTGGGGTTCTTAGAAGTCTACCTTTATATGTTGATGAAATATCAAACATGACTCCGCAAGATTTATCTGATTTTGCATACACTATGCCAATGGGTAAAGGCAAAGCTAGAATGATGAGAAGCTCAAATCAGGAAAGAAAGAACAACACAAAATGGGCAACTTTAGCTTTGACTACTTCAAACACTTCGGCATATGAATTGTTATCTAGGTATAAATCTTCGGCAGAAGGAGAGATGGTAAGAATTTTACAATTAAACATAGATAAGAAACCTGATTGGTTCACAATCAATTGGTGTAGGCAAAACTTAAATCCAATTCATGAGAATTACGGTCATGCAGGTATTATGTATGCACAATGGTTATGTTGCCAAACTGACAAGGAATTGAAAAGAAGAGTGGAACTATGGATGGATAGAGTTATCAACGACACTAATAAATTAGACAGGCATTGGGTTGCTATCATAGCCTCAAGTATGGCTGGTATGGAGATAGCTTCTGAAATAGATATTGTAGGTTTGAATTACGAACGGATATATGACGCTGTTATAAAAGGGGTAAGAAGTATATCTAAAGAAGCCTACAATAAGGTTAAAACTTCTGAGCAAATTCTTGGAGATTTCTTAGCTCTGAACGCCAACAACAGTTTAGTTCTTAGACAAAACGGAAAAGACGATAGCGGTTATGACACAAAAGTACCTATCGCTACTCCAAAAAATAAATTGGTAATGAGAGTGGAGAAAGATACTAAAAGAACTTTTGTCATCAAATCCGAAATGGAGAAGTATTGTTCTGATGTGAAATATAACTTTAGAGAGTTTGAAAAAGATTTGTTAGCGAAGGGAATAATTGTTAAAAGAAGGTCAAGAGAAACTATAGACAAAGGTTGGGAACAAGGTAGTGGGTACAGACCTTATTGCATTATATTTGACCAGAACGCTTTTAAAGAGATAGAAGATGAAAGAACCTAGTTGGAAATATCCGTTTAAAGCTATGAAGAGTGGGGAGAGTTTTTTTGTCCCCACTTTAGAACCAGACTCTATAACAAAAGAGATAAGAAAATTAGCAAAGCAAGAGGATATTAAAATTAGAATAAAGAGTGTTGTATACGACAATATATATGGAGTAAGGATTTGGAAGATAGATTAGTAGTCAAATCTCTCTAAACGATTTAATATCATTCTTTTTTGTTTATTGATTGCGTTGTCTAAATACTTTAAGCGTTCTTCTTTTTGTTTTGGAGTTAACTTTTGATTTCTTTTTAACTTGTTCTTAGCGGTTCTTAATGTACGAAGAGTACGATTAACTTGTGAGTTATATAATTTAGTAGCTCGATATCTTTCTGGAAATCTTTCTACGTACTCACGTAATCTACCTTGTCCTTCTGCCGCTTTAAGTTCCTTTTGATATACTCTTAAATCTCTTTCGGCTTCCGCAAATTGTTTGCCATCTACATTACTTTCTTTACTGGCAAAGCTACCAAAAAATGGTATGTCGTATTTATCAAAACTTTTATTGCCAGAGAAAGCTCTTACGTTGCCATCTAACGTAGCTAGTATTCTAGCAGGGCCGTCTAAGTAAGCATTAGCAAAAAAGTAAAGAGTTGACGGTGATATATCACCTATTCCTGCATTATATATTTCTTTAGCAAGAGCATTGTAGGCTTCAGGTGTTGCACTCTGTGTAGTAAACGCATCTGAATATCTGTTATATGTATTTGGATAAATATTGTACCCCAGCCCACTTACGTTCATACCAAACTGAACAAGAGGCTTACCAATTGAAGGCGTAATAGTATCAGCTAAAAAAGCACTAGGATTTTCAAACGGACTTATTTGTGAAATAGGTATTGGGAAATACGAGTC